CGCATCGATGTAGGCAGTGATGACCTCGCCCCGAAAGTCGCGCATCCCGATGAACCCGTCGCGCGTCTTGCTGGTCGGCAGCTGCATGCAATGCACGCTGTGGAGACGGCCCGGCTTGGTCACACGCAACAGTTCCTGGATGAGGAACTGGTAGTGCGTCCAGAACCCCTCCTTGTCGTTGTTCGAGATGTCCCGGTCGCTGTTGCTGAACCGGTAGAGCCCCTCGAACGGCGGGGAGTGAATGCCGAAGTGGATGCTGTCGCCGGGGATGGCGCGGATCAGTTCGCAGCTGTCCCCGAGATAGATGGCATAGCGGTCAGTGATGACCTGTTCGACGGCCTTGATGGTCACGCTGCGACCTCCAGAAATGGCGGGAGTTTGATCGGATCGGTGGGATTGTAGTCGGGCCGGTCGCGGACGGTGCCGCGCACAACCTGGCTGGAAAGGTCAGCCATGTGCTCGACCATGGCGGCGGCCATGCGCTCGGCGTCGGCTTCCTTGCGGCGGAGATTGGCGACGACTGCGCCCTCAGTCTCGGCGCTGATGAAGTGGACGGTGACGGGCTTTTTCTGCCCGAACCGCCAGAACCGGCGCTCCGCCTGGTAGATCTGCTCAAAGCTGTCATTGAGCCCGACGAAACCGGTGTCGGCGCAGTGCTGCCAGTTCATGCCGAACCCGGCGATGGATGGCTTGGTAATCAGCACTCGGATGCCACCGGCCGAGAATGCGTTCAGCTTCGCCTCTTTGGCGTCGTCGCTGTCCGAGCCTGTGACTTCGACGGCGCCGGGGATCGTCTTGCCCAACGCCTCGCTCTCGGCATTGAGGTTGCACCACCAGACGAATGGCCGATCAGTCGGCGTGATCGATGCGGCGAGGCGGACGCGCTCGGCTACGGTGTCGCGCCGGGCCGATATGCGCTCTTGCATGGTCCGCGCTTCCATCGGAAACAGCAGCCCGGTGTCCATGCTCGGGGCGTATTCGGCCGCAACAACATGCTGCTGCCGTTTCAGCGGCGGCAGATCATAGCCGGCGTCGTCGTAGCCAAGATCGGACGGCTTGCGGAGCATGACGGCCCAAGACGCCATCCACTTCCAGAACTCGGTCTCCGCGTGGCCTTTCAGGCGCCACTTCTGAGTGTCGCCGCCGTCATGGGTGAAGAACGTCGCCAGCATGTCGGTGTAGGACATGGTGCCGATGAACTCGGCGTGGTTGCCAAGCTCCATGAAGTCGTTCGGGGCCGGCGTGGCGGTTGCCGCCAGCCGGAACGGCACATCGGCGCAATCCTTGATCAGCTTCGTCCGGTACTTCCCATCGGTACTCTTGAGGATGGAGCTTTCGTCCAGCGCCACCCCGCCAAGCTCACCCAGGGCGAAGTGGTCGAGCTTCTGATAGTTCGTGACCTCGATCACGCCATCCGACTGAGCCGAGACGACGCGGGCCGGGATGCCGAATGCTGACGCCTCCCGCTCGTGCTGATGCGAGACCGCCAGCGGCGCCAGCAACAGCACAGGCTTGCGGGTGTAGCGGGAGACCTCATGAGCCCAGACCAGTTCCATGAGCGTCTTGCCCAGGCCGGTGCCGGCGAAGATCGCGGCACGGCCACGGCGGAGCGCCCATTGCGTGATGTCGCGCTGATGCGGGAACAGGTAGCTCGGAAGCTCCACGCGCTCGGTGATCCCCGTTTCCGGGTCGATCATGCGCTTGCGGTCAAGAAATTGCTGATAGGCGTCCATCATCACCACCCCGCCATTTTGGGTTGATCGTCTGCCGCTACGGCCTTGATCTGGTCGAGCGCGGCTTGTGCCATGTCGTGCGGGAGGCCAAGTTCCTTGGCCAGCATTCCCGCTGTCCAATTTGGCTTCTGCTCGTGCCGTTTCCGGACCCGCGCCAGAATGCTTGCAGACGGCTGCCGTGGCGGCATGGGCTCCGAGGATTGCCGCAGGACGCTCTGGCGTGCCTCAGGACGGGCGGGAGCCGGTCTTTCGGTATCCACCCGCGCACGAGGGGGGATAATCGCCTCTACGACCTCCGCTGGAGCATCGTCGCCGTCATCCTGCCCTGCGTAGGGGAACCGGGCAAACGCTCTGCCTGGCTGCGACGCATCATCGGCCAGCGGAGGGCATGAGACACCAGCCACACGGCACACCCGCAGCACGTACTGGTGTTTTACACCAAAGCGGTCTGCGACCTGCTGGCGCGATAAGGCGGGCTCAGTTGCAACCAGATCCAGTATCTGCTGCTTGGTCGTGATCCCCTTCGATGCCGACAGAATAGCGGACATTTCCTGCGTATTGGGGCGGCGCACCGGAAGCCGTATCCGGGCAATCGCATCCTGGACGCGGCGAACATTCTCGCCCATGTGCTCTGCCAGTTGCCGGGACGTGAAATCGGGGTGCGCTTCGTGGGCAGCCTTGACCCGCATGTTAAGGGTGTGGTGCTTGGACTTGTACGGACCACGGCGAGAGGGTGCCGGCGAGGCCACCTTTGGAGGAGCCATGGCCTCGCCGGCTTCATCCGACGATGCAGCGTCGGATGCATCAGGACCGCCCGAGGGAGGAGGGACAAGCGTGTCCTGAACTGGGATGGGTGCGGGAGGGTTTCGGGTCTCTCCCGCCTGCGCTGGGTCAGGCGCATTCTCTGCACCCCCACCGATGCCTACATCAGTACCCCGCGTGGAACGCGAGCCTTCGGCATCGGCATGGGAATGGGACGCGGGATCAGCGGCGCGTAGTTCCGCCTCCCCCGCGATGTCGGCTTCATGCCGAGCATTCGATTTGATCAGCGCAAGGATGTCGGACACCTCGCAGCCTGTCTCTGCCGCTATCCAGTGCAGTGCACTCAGAGCAGTGTTGCGGATGCGGCTGGCGTCGTGAGGGGAGAGGATCATGCGACGGCCCTCTCATCTGCCGGGCCGGCCCACTGCATAGCGGCCGCGTTGAGCATCCCAGGGAAAGACCGGGAGCGCAGACGGGCGCGCTCTGGTCCAGGAGGCATCCGATGAACCTTGTTCCAGCGGACCCATTCGTCGGAGCCGCGCTCGGGCTCAGGGAGCCTGTCGGTCGCGACGAGTTTCGGGAGCCCGCGCAGATACCAGCCCGTCGCCTTGTACTGAGGCTCACCGAACCAGAACGGCTGCACCATTTGAGGCGCCGGCAGATCGTTTGGCATTCTGGCTTTCGCCAGATCGTTCATTTCCGGGTTTTCGACCGCGACGCGCTCGATCGGCGCGTTCCAACAGGCCGTGAAGATCGAAAGGCCTTCCTCAAATTCGGCCTTCATGTCGTCCCATGACCGACCGGCCGGCAACTGCTTCGGAGGGGTCCACAGGCCGGGCCCGCTCATCCAACGCCGGCCTGAACGGCACAGCCGCGTGCACGGCGGGTGCATGACCGCAAGCAAGTCCCAGCCCTCATCGAGGATGCCGTCTCGCACGTCGCAGACGATGTGACGGTTCGTCCCGTCCTCTGCCGGGAGAATGTCGCAGGACCAAACATCATGGCCCAGTGCTGAGAAGGCTCGGCGGCCGATGCCGCTGGTCTCGCATGCTATGAGAACGCGAAGGGGCTGCATCACACCCTCTCCCTCTGCCGGTTGAAGGCGAGCTCAGGCATCTGCTGAGCGGCAGCGAATGCCCATACCGCGAGAGCGTCGGCCCGATCTGCCTGCATGTTCTCTGGCGTCAGCCACTGGCGACGAAGGCACTCAGCCTGCACGGCGTCCTTCGCCTCGCCCTTCGCGTATGTTCCGCGCCCCGTCAGGACCTTGCGAGCGCTCGCGACGTTGACCATCAGCGGCGTCTTGCGGGTCTTGAGGAAGGCCACGCTCTGCATCAGGAACTGCAGCCCGAGCAGCACGGTCGATGTGTGTGCCGACCGGTCGCCATTGCCCTCCCATGCGGCCTCGATGGCGACGATGTCGGGCATGTAGCCAGCCATCACGGGGAGGTCAGTCGTCAGCCAGACAAGAGCCTTGGCGCCGACTTCGGCCTCGCTGTGCTGTGGTGTCCCGAACCGGACCGAGCCAGAGCGCGGACGCTCGTTCGGGAAGCCGTACGCAAACCCGGTACTCGTTTTCGAGAGGTCCAATGCCAGAATGGATTTCATGCCGCACCTCCGACGAAGAGCCCGCGCTGAGTGGCGGAATCAGGGGCCTTCCACTTCTCGAAGTCGGCGGCGATCTGCTCGAAATTGACGGGGTGCTGTGCTTTGAAGTCGGGCATGTAGGGGCCGGCGATCCAGCCGCCGTTGCCGTCCTTCACCAGCCACCGATATTGAGTCCAGCGGGACATACTGATCTTGAAGTGCGCGAAGTCCTGGCGCGTGACATAGCCGCGCCGTTGCAGCGTGATCGCCAGTTTCATAGCGCCGATCTTCCAATGGGTGAGCGCCACCGGGGCGCTATGGCCGGCGCCGACGTCGGGCACCCAGTCAGGGAGCGTGATCCGCTTCACCGGGCAGCGTTCGTACCAGTCCATGTCGTTGAAGTAGCTCGGCTCATCCCGGAGCTTCGGAAGGTCGGGATGGAACATGCTGCGCCGATAGGCCTTCGATTCCTTCCCGTGCCGCATCTGAAGCACGGTGATCCCGATGAGGCCGCAGACAGCCCAGAGATCGGTGCCGACACCATCGGGGATCAGGATGGCGCGATAGTCCGGGTTCTCCCCGGCGACATGGTAGTGGCTGGAACTCTCTGCCGCTTGGCAGATCACCTTGGCGTTGAGCTTCAGCTTGGCTTCGATGCCGATCTGGGCGCCATCGACGGCCCGGAGCAGTACGATATCGAAACCGCCGGTCTCACTGTAAGCAGTCCAGCCCTCGGGCAGCGCTGCGATGAAGGCTGCGCAGAGATCGGATTCCTTGGCGAATGGGTGTGCCGTCATGCCGCCCGCCTCCGGCTTGCCAGGAGATCATCAAACCAGCTGGTCGCCTTGGTCGGGTGCTTGGGCAGCACCACCACCTTCCGGGCCTTGCCGTCCTCGCCTATGACCGTCTCAGGCCCGGCATAGGTCATCCATGCAATGGGAGGCCTTTCGGCCGTGTACATGCTGAAACGGCGCTCGTCGGGCATGTAGTAGCTCAGAGTCACGACACCGCAGGCGGAGGCCGTGATGATGATCTCGCGCTGGAATTGCTTCCTTGCGCCCTTGCCATCCTTGCCGGCGGGCAGGACGTCATAGGAGCCGCGAGGAGCGGAGTGCATGTCGAAAGACCACTCGGGCATCAGCGCCTCCCCGATGCGCGAGCGCGCTTCCAGCGCTTGCGAGCACGGCCGCCGGGCGATCGAGTACGAAGGCTCGGACCGGATGCGATGGGCAGAAACGTAGGCAGCGGGTCCATGAAGCTGAGGCCGCCAGCCGCGATGCTGCCGAGGAGGAAGGGTGCGAGCTTGAACATCAGTGAAGCCCCTGCCCTGCGAGTTCCGAGAGCGCTTTTTCTCCCTCGGCTTGTTCGGCTGCCTCGCGGGCCGCTACATCGGCCTGGCGCTCCTCGGCTGCGGCTTGGGCAGCCGGCTTGGCGGGCTCGCCTTCATCGGGCCGGAAAAGGCTGAATTGGCCGCTGGCGTCGACATAGACCTCGGCCATGTCTTCGGAGATCGATTCCGCAAGCATTTTGAGCTTGCGTTCGAGCTTGCGCTGATTGAGCACCGCGCGGAGCACGTCGCTCGGGATCTGCAGCTCCTGCTTGGCGATCTTGATCCGGTTCTTCTGACGGGTCCGGATGCCGGAGACCTTACCGCGTGCCGATGCCATGATGGTTTCGGCTTCGTCGTCGGCGTCCTCGATCTCTTGGATGACCTGACGCATATCGTCGTCGTCATAGCCGTTCTTGGCTGGCGCGGCGGATGGCTTGGCTTTGGCCATATCAGTAGCCCTCCGACAGGAACCGCGCCTGCAGGTGGAGCGGCCGGCCCCGCCCGTGCCGGATTTCAGCCATGAGGGCCTGTGCGCGGGAGCGCTTGACGCTCAGTCCGCGCCAGCCCTTCGTCGGGTGGAGTTGACGATCGTCCTGCCGCTCGTTGAAGGCGTCGAGAACCTTGCCGGCGGACTTGATGCCGCCTTCGCCGGGGACGCGCTGCCGTGGGTTGTGCGGGATGTGGTGAAAGCCGGTCTGCGACAGCGGACGAAGGCCTTTGCGATGTCTGGTCATGGTCTACCCTTTCCCGCCGCAGCGGTGGCTATGACGGCCCCAAGGGCCACGATGAGAGTGAAGGTCGCCCAGCCCCAGAAAGAGCCGCCAGTGAGCACCGCAAGGGCCGTGGAGAGGCTTACGCCAAGGGTGAGCGAGAACAGGGTGAGGCGGAGAGAGTGAGGGGTCATGGCTCACTCCATCCACGACACGCAGTCGGGCGTTTCGCACCGACCGTGGACGTGCCCGTTGTAGGAAGAAATGCTCAGGTGCAGCCGCCCCTGGCAGGCGGGGCACTCGACAACCTCACTGGCGGATTTGCCCTTGTGAGCTTTGCGCCACGGCATGATGCCGGTCATGACGGTGCCGAGCTTTGCCATCCGCCCGTCGCGCCACGCCCTGTTGGTTGCGATCTCTTCCGGCGTCGGGCGGCGAAGATGCTGGCAAGGCACCGCGACGGGCTTGCTCTCGCCAGTGTCCTTGTCGAGAAAGCAGGGGCGATAATCGAACGGGACGCCCTCGAATGTCTTGAACGGGACGCCTGCCTCGCAGTCGTCATGGCCGTTGCCAAAGCCGCCGATCTTCGGTGCGCGGTAGTGGATGCACCATCCCGGCTTTTGCCCGCGATCCTCGGTCATGACGCCACCACAGCCTTAGCGAGAGCGGCGTTGCCCCGGACCACGCAATCCTTGCACATGGGCTGGAACAGATCGGCTTGGCCGGTCAGCCGTTCGCGGGGGAAAGCCGCGCCCCATCCGAAGCCGTGGCGCTCGACTGCCTCACGTTCCAGCCCGTCAAGCCACCGGCCCCACTCGGGATAGAGGGCGGCGGCTTCGGCTCGTTCCTGCTTGGTCTGCATCGTGCCGCACATGCACTCGCCGGAACGGCAGAGTTGCACGGCAACCGGATTGATCGGCGTGCCGCGCGACTTCAGGTAATCGTCGCGGTCCTCTTCCGACCATCCGTGAATGAGGCTGGTCCAGATGTTCCCCGGCGATGCGGGGTCTTGCCGCCAGACCTTGAGGTTCTTCTGGCGGTTCTCGCTCTCATCCTGCCGCGCGCCGTTGAGCAGCAAGATGCGGATGCCGCGCTTGCCGTGACGGATGGCCTTGGAAATGGCCTTGCGGAAAGGCTGGGCCTTGAGAACGCGGTAGGCGAAGCCGTGGGCACCAATGCCCATCCCAAAGAAGCCCTTGCGCAGCACGTAGTCTTCGTAGGCGGTGCCAGCGTCGGCCTCGACCAGATCGCCCATCGCGCCATAGGTGTCGCGAACGAACTGGCTGGTCTGTGGGATGCCGCACCGGGTGTTGCCGTGCACCACCAGATCAATCTTGAGCCCAAGCTCTCGCGCCACTTGGTCCGATGCGGCGCTATCCTTGCCGCCCGACACCATCGAGACGATGTGCGTCGGGTTGAACTCTGCGACGGCATCGCGGACGATCCGCGCGGCCTCTGCGATCTTGTCATTGACCGTCATCACCGCCCCCATCCTTGTGACTGATCGAAGGTTTCTTCGGCTTCCGTGCCCGCCGGATCGCTTTCCTGATTTCCCAAGAACTCCTCCATCTGAGCCACCAGCCGGTCACGGCTCGCGGTGGCCGGAAGCGAGCGAAGAACGACCAGATTTTGTGCAAGAGTGGCCTCCACGGATGCTACGTGCCGCTCGTAGGCGGCGCGGATTGAGAAGTACGCGGTGACGTCGAGCTTCTTGGGCGGCCGGTAGCGGAAGCTCCAGACCGTGCCGGGCGACACCTTCGCGAGGCGCGCTGCATGGTGCATCGCGCTCTCCTTGTTCTCCCCGGGCTCGGCCGCAATCCGATCCCAGAGCTTCAGAGCCCAGTCGCGGGCCTGGTCGATGCGCCGATCCGGCGCGAGTTCGTTTGCGTCGGCCTCAAACATTTTTTGCTCCGGCCTCAATGAGTTTTTGCGCACCTGCAAAATCCTTCTCGCCATAGTGGTTGGCGAGACGAGGGGCGCTGCCCCGAACAGACGGAGCGAAGAAATGAAATTCAGAACCGGGACGAACGGAGTGGACGCCAGAGCGACCCGGAAAATGATTGATGCAAAATGTCATGGCCTTACCTCAGACAAGGGCCAGCCGAGCCCGCTCAAGGCGGGACACGGTGACGATGCGGGAAACATGGTTCGAGCTAGCGGTGATCCGGGCGAACTTGCCCGACCACCACCACGCGCTCCCGGCGCTCAAGGCGTCGGGAGATGGCTTTGAACAGGTCCGCAATCCACTTGCGGGGACCAGTCAGGGCCGGGCCGTGAAGCCGGGCCGGGATGCGATACGGTTGCGCCTCAAGGATGCAGCCGTTCTCGCCATCGAACTGGGGCGCGGTCATGCTGCAGCTCCTGTCGAAACGAGAAAATCGGCCACCTTCACCTCGCCGCCCGTCGCGTCGCTGATGCGGCGCAGTAGGTCGACCGTGGCATTGTCGCCCTTCATGACCCGGTACAGCGTCATGCGGCTGCAGCCGGCCGACTCCGCGATCTCGCGGATCGATTTGCCGGCGCGCTTCGAATAGGCGGAAAGGGGATGTTCGTGTTCCATGACCACCCTTGTAACGCTAGGCGTGACGGAACGCAAGAGGTTTTTGTAACGGCTTGCGTGACCACGGCGTTACAGGGCTCGGCTATGCTGTCGGCATGATCAGGCGGCAGCTCGGACGGCACTTTTTGAGGCAATGGCGGGAGTACCGCGGCCTGTCACTTCGCAAGCTGGCGGAGCGCATGGAACGAGAACCTGGTGAGCCGATCATGTCGCATGCGAATCTGGGGCGCGTGGAAACCTTCATGCAGCCGTACACCCAGGAGCTGCTCGAGGCCGCGGCGCTAGCCCTGCACTGCTCGGTGACCGATCTTCTGACGGTAGACCCTACGAAGGATGGCGAGGTCGTCGACATGGTGCGCCTGTTGCGCGCCACGGATCCCGCAACCCGGGATGGCGTCATCGCCATGCTCGAAAAAATGCGCTCCGGAACCCAAGGATGACGAGAATGTCGCTGTCGACGGATCAACGGCTGTTCATCGAGAGCCAGGTCATGGGCCGGCGCAAGAGCATGCTCATCGCCTATCTGCTGTGGGGGTTCCTTGGGCTGTTCTCGATGCATCGGTTCTACCTCGAGAAACCGAAGTCAGCGATCTTGCAGCTCGTGCTGAACTTCCTCATCGTCGGGCTGATCTGGCTCCTGGTCGATGCGTTCCTGATTCCAGGGATGATCCGGCAGCACGAGGATGGATTGCGTTTGCGCCTGTTGCGCCACGCTGGCTGATAGCCGCGCCACGGCGGTCATCTTCCCCGAACCAGGTTCTCGCGCTTTCTCGCGCGCATTGCTCTATTGAGATTTCTCGGCAAGCTGAGGACTCAGTGTTTTCAACTACATAGTCCGGTGAAGCGCCGCGCCTAGCGGCGCGCTTCCACCGAGTCCGTAGTGACTACCGAGAGGCTTGTGCTCGTTGCCGGAGTGCCCGGCGGGTAGCTCGCTTTGCTCGCTGCCGCCTCTCTCACGATCACCCCATTATCCGCACGTATACGCGCGAGATTTCCACCCCGTCAATACGGCCCGTGAAAAAATTGTCACGTTAAGCGTTACGGACTATTGACGGCATGTCACGTTTGGCGTTACAACTCTCCCCATCAGCCCGGCACTGACGCCGGCAGGGAGAGGCGAGAATGGCAAACGTCAAGCACTTCGCGGACATCAACGGCGAGACGGTTGAGCTGACCGGCTACATGCTCGGCATGAGCTTCGCGGACTTCGCAGCCAAGTTTCCCGGCATCCCCGGCAAGCGCCGCGACGGCTACACGATGCAGACCATGCGCGCTGCTGATGGGCGTGAGATGCCCGTCACCCGCAGCATCGAATTCAAGTCCAACCCCTCCAAGCATGAGTGCGACGACCGGTGCCTCCATGCCACGGGCAAGGTGATGCGCTGTGAGTGCTCCTGCGGCGGAAAGAACCACGGCAAGGGGCATGTGTCCAACTGACCCTCTCGTCGCTGCCCGGACCCTACGGCCCGAGCAGAAACCAGCAACTGAGCCAACACGGGAGAAATGAGAGATGGACAAGACGCTGCTCGAGCGAATGACCGATGCAATCCAGCGCGACCTTCGATTTGCGGTGGACATGCAGATGCTGCTCGAAACGCTCAAGCTTCGCGACACGGTCCAGTACGACATCGCCCAAGCCCGTATCAAAGAGCTTCGTCAGCTTGTCGGTGAAGCGAAGGTACAGCGGGACGCCACCACCCCCTAAGTCCTCCGACTAGCCAGCGCGTGCCGCTGGCCTTTCCGAGAACTTACGCAACACGACCCGAGCAGTCGCAAGAGTGCCAGATACCGGAGACGACAGATGACCCGCTCATGGGAAAGCATTGAATGTTGGGACTGCAATGGTTTCGGTATCGTCGACCGAGGGTATCACGATCCGGATGAATGCCGGACCTGTGGCGGTTCCGGGTCGGTGGTCAAGTACCGCGAGAGCGGCGTTGTCGCCAAGTATGCCGGCGGCCCGATCCTGGGGCGCGACAAGCCCCTCGCCAAGGCTGGCGGTGCATCATGACCATCATCCCCATCGAGCGCCTGACCGCTGGTCACGAGGTACGCATCCCGGGCTTTGGCCCTGCCGAGGTCTACGAAGTCGAGTGGGACCGGGATGCCTACCACGTCCGATACGACGCTGGCTGGGGCTCTTTTGACCATATCCGCATCCCGGCTGGTGGAGCGCTTGAGTACGCCTATCCCGAGGGTGAGCCCCGGTACTGGCGGAGCCGCGCGGAAATGTCTGAGGACGAAATCAAGGCCCTTGCCGATGCGCTGGGTCAGAGCAACACGCACGCCATCGTGGCGGCGGAATAAGGGGAACACGATGAGCAAAACACAACCGGCTTGGAGCGGCGGAAAGTGCCGCGTACCGATGTGGATGGGCGGCGTGCCCGCTGGCCACTGTGACGCGCCGGCCTTCGGCCCTCAGTACCCGCGCACATACCTGGCGGCTATCGATGGTCGCTACCTGTTCGACCAGCCTGCCTACTGCTTTGGCCCGTGCTGCAAGAACCACGGCGGCCCCGGAGAGGGCGACCCGATCATCTTTCAGGACGGATACACCGAGCAAGGGCGCCCTATGTGGTGCGCCGTCATGCCGGGCTTCATCAACCTTCAGGAAAGCCACGCTGGGTTTAGCGGCAACCCCGTTACCGCCGTGGCGAAACTACGCGCCCTCGTGGCGGCAGAGTAGGAGGCAGCCATGGCTTGCGACTGCGCAAACAAGATCGACGCACAACTGGTTGGGCACAAGACAAATACCCGTCTGGAGCGTGCCATTCGATTTGGTGGCGACGCCCAAAACAATCCAAACCTGATGCTGCGCACTGAACAAATCGAGACAGGGCGCGGGAAGCCAAAGGCAGCCGCCATGTTTCTTCAGTTCTGCCCGTTCTGCGGGACGCGGTACGACGCGCCCGCGATTGCCTCAGCAGAAGCTCAAGAGGCCGCGCCATGATGATCGACCTCTACGCAGATACCAAGCGCCAGATGCTTGGTTTCGGAGACTTCCTGTTTGAGCCGAACAGCCTTGGATGGAGCTGGTGCCACGTCGATTGGTTGGCGAACGGCGTCGAGGGCTCCTGCAAGACCCTGTTCGAGGCCCTGGAGGCATCCCATGCCGCGTCCGAACGGATGCTCAGCGAGAAGCTGGGCGCGCTCTCCGGAGGGACGGAATGACCGCCCTTTGCGCAGACGAGTTGCGCCGCGTTGAGCCGGCACGGCCCGAGCCGCAGCACGACGATCCCGAGATCATCGCCGCCAGCCGCAGCCGCCTCACGGTACGGGCCGCGCTGATCGCCGTCGCGCTCAATCTCGACACATTCGATCATCCAGAACACGAGGCAGACGAATGCTGACCGAACGGACCTGTGTCGTGTGTGGCGTGAGCATCGAAGGCCATCACTTCAATGCGAAGACATGTTCAAAGTCCTGCGCCAAACGCCGCAACGCCGAAGCGATGATCCGCTGGAAATCCGAGAACGCGGAGCGATACAGGGCGATGCAGCGTGACTGGTATGCGGCCAATCGGCAGCGTGTTCTCGATCAGCAAAAAGAGCGGATCGACAAGAACCCGGAAGCGCGGCGGCGCAACCAAGCCGCCTACCGGATTCGGCACCAAGAGAAGCTGCGCGCCGAGGGACGTATGAAGTCCATGCGGGCGCGGGCCGCCCTCAAGCTCATCCATGAAATCGAAGCCAAGGGACTGGAGGCACTGCTGTGACCAAGCCACTTCGTGACGTTCTGCGAGACACCATGATCGGCAACCCATCGGGCTCCCGTAAGGAGCACGAGGACGCCTTCATCAAGGCCATGAAGGCCGACCCTGCCTATCTCGAAATGCTGGCTCGCGACTACTTCGAGCGCATGTCGGCGGTCTACATGGTTCGTGAGGTCGCCCAGAACGTCCACACGTTTACCAAGACCGGCGTCTCGATCGACAAGGGCGCGCAGATAAGCGCCTCGAAATCCACCGAAGTGGTGCGGCGCGAGCGCGCCGAATCCGCGGCTCGCGCTGCCGACACACTGGCAGCGATGAAGGCAAAGGTTCGGGAAGTCGTCTTGCTGGACCTTCCCATGCCGGACGGCAAGCTGTTGCGCGAAGCCACGGGCGCTGAATGCGCCAAGGCTGGTGGGTTCTATGAAGCTGTAGGCCGGGCTCTGAAGCCTACCCAGGTTGTCGACAAGCACCTGTCCGAGGGCGACCTCCAGAACATCCGGGCACGCTTCTACCAGAAAAACGAGGTGGCAGCATGAGACCACCCGCCAAACTCGGGTTCAGGATCACCTACGACAGCTCGTCCAACGTAACCGTCGAGATGGAGAACGTCCGTCGAGACCGGCGTTTTGATGAAGCCATTCGGATTCCATTCCAGAAGGCGGTCGGCGAAAACAAAGCCGCCTTTGATCGAATGCTGGACTCTGTCGCCAGACGCCACACGAAGGCCATTGAGGACGCCTTCCGGGCCGGGCGCGCCGCCGCCGAGCGCCGCCAGAAGGGGGGTGCGCAATGAACCTCCACCGTCTCCACCACAACGGCGATGCATCCGAGCTGACGCTGCTGCTCCTAGGCATCTGTGCGCTTGCCGCTCTCATCGCTCGAGCCGCTGGGGTCTGGGCATGAGCTCGCTCGAACGTCGCCGCCGCGCCGAGATCAAGTGCGCCTGGACGCTTCGCGGCACGGCCCGGCTCTACCGCCAGTGGGCATCCGAACCGCTGCCTCGTGAACGCCGGCTGCAGTACGCGGAACGGGCCGACTTCTACGCCAAGCGCAGCAGATCGCACTACCGCACCGCCTGCAACATCTTTGCCTGACATCGAAAGGAACCATCATGGCACTTCGCATCAGGTCGTCATCTATGGCCAGCCAGGCGCGGCCAAGTCGTCGATTGCCTTCACGGCCGACGCGCCCCTCCTGCTCGACTTCGATGGCGGCAGCTATCGCGCCGCGAACCGCAAGGACGTGGTGCAAGTCGAGCAATGGTCCGACGCCGCATCGATCACCGCCGACGATCTGGCGCCCTACAAGACCGTCATCATCGACACCGCCGGCCGCGCCCTCGACATGCTTACGGTCGACATCATCAAGGGCAACCCGAAGATGGGCAACGGCGGGTCTTTGTCCCTGCATGGCTATGGACTGCTCAAGGCCCGTTTCAGCGCCTTCCTGACGCTGCTCAACAGCTTCGGCAAGGATGTCGTGCTGGTGGCGCACATGGAGGAAAAGCAGCGCGGCGACGAGGTGATTGAACGCCTCGACGTCCAGGGTGGGTCCAAGGGCGAAATCTACAAGGCCGCCGACGCCATGGGCCGGCTCACCATCGAGAACGGGCAACGCTGGCTCAAGTTCTCTCCCACCGATGCGGCGTTCGGCAAGAACCCCGGCCAGCTTGAACCCCTGCAGGTGCCGCATCAGGACTCGGCCGAGTTCGATGGCTTCCTCGCTCGTGTGATCCAGCGCACCAAGGACAAGATCAACGCGCTCAACGAGGACCAAAAGGCGGCCAAGGCCGAGCAGGACTGGTTCCGCGCCGAGCTACCCAAGGTCACCGACGCCGCCGGCATCAACAAGCTGATCGGCCGCGCCAAGGCCGCAGGGAAGGCCACAGGAGCCCTGTTGCACGCCCGAGCTACCGAACTCGGTCTGACCTACGAAAAGGCCGCTGGTGAGTACGCCAAGGCCCAGGAGAAGGCATCGGAACCGGCTCAGCAGAGCGAGGCCGCGTGATGGATCTCCAACCTATTGATACGGCGCCTAAGGACCGCCCGATCCTCGCGTGGTGCGACCACGAAGCGGACCCGTACCATGTTGGCAACCGCCTGACTATATACGCCGCTCACACCGAGGGGCTGAGCCATGCCACCACCGGCTTTCATATCGTCGAGTGGGGCGGCGGCTTCACTGACGTTGGCGAGTACGGCGTCGTCGAGGCCTCACTGCCGGACTGGTGGTTCGTCCAGCACAGTGAGTTCGAGGTCGCAGCCAACCCGACGCATTGGTGCGATCTCCCCGAAGCGCCCGCTAAGTTGGAGGCCGCGTGATGCTGCACATCCGCATCTCGGCGACCGATCTGGACGCCCTGCGCTATTACATGCAGGACGAGGAGTCGGACCTGTCCGCCCTTCTCCGCCAGCTTCGCCGCGAAGAACCGCCGACCCTCGCCATGATGGCCGGCACGGCATTCCACAAGGCGATCGAAGCGGCCGACTATGGCACGATCGAGCATCTGTCGGCCGACGGCTTCGCCTTCGAGCTCGCCGTGGATGGCGACCTGCCGATCCCCGCCATTCGCGAGGTCAAGGCCACGCGCGACTATGTCGTGGGGGATGTCATGGTCACGCTGGTCGGCAAGGTCGACGCCGTCATGGGCCGGCTGATCTTCGACCACAAGCTGACGTCGAGCTTCGACGCGGAACGCTACCTGCAAGGCCTGCAGTGGCGCGTCTATCTCGAAATCTTCGGCACCGACGAGTTCCGCTGGAACGTGTTCGAAGGCGCGGCGAGCGCCGAGGACGATCATCGCTGGAAGGTGCGTTCGCTGCACGTCCTGCCGATGCACCGCTATCCCGGCATGGCCGATGATGTCGAGCGCGCCGTCGCCGGCTTCGTCGAGTTCGCCAAGATCCATCTTCCCGAGAAACTGGAAAGGGCAGCCGCATGAGCGGGGTCAACAAGGTCATCATCGTCGGCAACCTGGGCAATGCCCCCGAGGTCAAAGCGCTGCCCAACGGCGGCAAGGTCGTGAACCTGTCCGTCGCGACATCCGAAACATGGCGCGACAAGAACAGCGGCGAGAAGAAAGAGCGAACCGAGTGGCATCGCGTCGTGATCTTCGGCAACGGCGAAAACGGCGGCCTTGCCAGCATCGCCGAGCAGTATCTGCACAAGGGATCCAAGGTCTATCTGGAAGGCTCGCTGCAGACCCGCAAATGGCAGGACCAGTCCGGGCAGGACCGCTATTCCACCGAGGTCGTTCTGCAGGGCTTCGGCGCCAAGCTGGAACTGCTCGACGGCAAGGGTGAGGGCGGCGGGAACCGTCCACCACCGCCGAGCAGCCCGGACGATTACGGCCGCACCAGCTCAAGCGGCGGAACATCCCAAGGCGGTGGCTCGCGTGATCCCTACGCCCAGGGCATGGACGAAGACTCGATTCCCTTCGTCCCAGAGCGGAGGATCTGATGACCAGCATCTTCCGCAAGCTCGACCATGGGCTGCAGCGTGGCGACGAAGTGATGGTTGCTGGCGAGTGGTATCCCGTTACCGGCTACTCTGGCACGGTTCACCCGGGCGGTACATCGTCGCTGGACATCTTCACCAGCAAGCCTATCGGCAAATACGAGCCGTGGCTCGGCTACCGCATCGATAGCGCCAATGTGACCGACTGCCGCCGACCGACTGCGGAGGCGCTCTGATGGTCCGCCGCCTCATCACGCTCGCCAATCAGCGGCTCGTCGACCGAACAGCCGCGTGGAAATCAAAGGGCCGAAAAGGTCGACCGACCAAAACTCAGCGATGTGGGCAAAGCTCACGGACATCGCCGAACAACTGACCTGGGGCGGTCGCAAGATGACGCCCGACGACTTCAAGATCGTCATGCTCGACGCGTTGCGTCGCCATTATGGCGAGGACATGCGCGCCGTGCCGAACAGCGACATGTCGGGATGGGTGCAACTGGACGGTCGATCATCGTCCGACCTCACGCATGACGAGATGCGCGACCTTTTGACGATCATTGATGCCTTCGGTGACCAGCACGGCGTCACCTGGTCCGATCCCAAGCCCAAGGACATGCCCCCGGCGCCGCCGGTCGAGGCCTATGTCGATATGGAGGATGGCCGATGACCGCGCTGAATATCGTCGTGTCACTGCTCCACGATCTTCACGACGCTGAGGAGCGCGACAAGCTCAAGGGCAAGCGGGTCCACTACCGGACCAGATGGCAGCCCGATGAGCCCAAGGCCGGCACGGTCCGCAAGGTGGCCGGGGCCTTCATCTGGATCGACAGCGCGTGTCTCGCGCATCGGGACATCATCATCATGACCGAGGTGCCCGAATGACCCACTCCCCCTTCCTCGACATGGCCCGGCGCATCGTAACGGCCTGGCAATCGCATCTCGAATACCGCCAGCGGCAGAAGCGATGGGCCCGGCTATGTCGGGCCGCCCCGGACCTTTCGGCCGCCAGCGAGAACCTGTCGCGCCATCGCAGGGCGCACAAGCCGACCCGAGCCGATCTGGCCGCCATCAAGGCCGTGATGACGGAGCGGCTGCGGGGGGAGGTGCGTCATGGCTGAGTATGG